TTCCATCACTTGTAACTACTAAAGCGGTGTACTCACTTGTATTACCCCCTACGTTTATACTTAATGTACCCTCATATTTAGAATACTCACTAACAGGTGTTAATGGTCTTTGGTCTGTATCAGGTGAAACAACTGTCCAACTTGGACTTGGTGTGTCTTGCTGAAAAAAGCGGTTTGTTAATGAATTAATACCACCGCCCTCACTTGAGTTAGATATATAACCCTCGTTTCTATGTAACCATAAATACAGTTGATAGAATTGGTAACTGTTTAAAAAGTCATTACTAAACTCTAACCCGTACTTATCTTCAATAGCTTGTATTATTTTAGTAACTCTAATTGCGGGTTTTACATCAGCATAAGACAATTTATGGTCTCCAACTAAAGTTCTGTATTTACTATTGTTGTTTATTTCAAATCGTCTACTGTGCGTTATTAAAGGTACTAATACATCTGTTTGACCTGTTTGTAGTTTAGACTTTACATTAGCTGCGGTGTATTCAAAATTTAAACTTTCAGGGAATGTTAGTTCGCTTAATAAATCCTCTGCAAGTAATTCTTTTAACTCTATCGTATCGCCAAAGAATACTACCTTGTAAGAGTATGGTATGTTGTCTTTTAATGATACCTCGTTTAGTCTTATTTTACCCGTTTTATATGTAACACCGTTTAGCTTTATCTCTGCATTAGCTTTGTACCTTGCATCAAAACCATTTAATATATCGTAGTTGTAATAGTGTTTAAATAGCTTGTTATTTGTCTTGGATGCAGGTAGATTAAACTGTTGGCTAAAGGCAGTAAATATCTTACTAATATCCCTTACGTTTTGGATGCTGTCTGTGATGCTTACACTCTCATCTTCAAACAAATCTACTTTAGTGTCGTTTATGTATAGTTCTATTATCTGCATTAACGTATGTTGTTTATCGTGTCAAAGGCAAAGTCTATTTGTATGGTGTAGTTTATGAGCTTATCGTTTAAGTGTGTCTTATAGTTTAAGCTACTACTTGCTATATTAATCGGTAGTGTCTGTGAGTTTATCTCTATCCAACAATCTTCGCTTAACTGCATCTCTTTAAATACATCGTTATACGCTTCAGGATAAAACCCTGTGTTTAGCGTTAGCTTCTCTTTTCCGTTTTTAGTCAATAGCTTTTGTTGGTGTTTACTAATACTGTAGCTACCGTCTAAAACTGTGTTTCTTTTGTATTCTTCTTTTTTAGTAGATAGTACCTCATTAGTACGCTTAAAAAACCATAGGTCTTGTAATGCACCAAACTTATTTATAAACGTTACTTTGTAAGGTTGGTATTTACATTCCTCTACGTTCTCTACGGTTAGTTTTATAACACCATCTTCTGTATCTACATATATCGTGTCAAAGTCAAATAATGTAAAGTCATTTGCAAATGCATCTAAACAAACACTACCCTCAAACGTACCACCATCTTGTATTACTCTATCCTCAAACTCATCAGCACCGTTTACACCGCTTGTAACGTATTCTATCTGCTCGTCATTCTCGTTACTGCTACTAATAGCTTTGGTGTATATTTGCTCACCGTTCAGCTCGTATGTTACTTGTGTGGTCTTTGATGTATCCACAGGTATAACCGCAGGTGCATCGTCTAACTTAACTATTTTAGTATTGGTCTGTAATAGTCCACTATCGTTCTGTGGGTTTACGCCATCCTCAAAAAAACCATAGCCATAAAATCCTTTTCTTTGTACTAAACCCTGACTTGCAAAAGCACCACCACTAACAGACCTAAATATTTCATAATCTACCCAAAATAAATCACTTGCGTAATCGCCATCAAATTCATTAGTGAAATAGTCCTTTATTAGTTCGCTAATCTCAAACGTAACTTTATCGTCTATTGCGTTACTTGTTAATTGGTATGTAGGGTCTGAAGGTCTGTCTGTTGTTTTCGTACCTGTGTATATGTATATGTCTATCCTATCAGTTGTTAAGTTAGCTACTGTGTCGTGTATATAGTAAGGACTTCTTACGTTTATCTTGCTCATCTTTTATTTATGTTCAGTTGTATTTGTTTTTCTAATCCTATCGAGTATTGTTTTATTAAGTCATCAGGTAAACGCTTAAATGCTCTCTCAAATGGCTTTGTAAAAAATAGACTTGGCTTTATACCCTTTTGATATATTGCCCTTGCTATTAAATACTGTAAACTCTGCCTACTTAAAAACTTACCGCCCTTACCTCTTGGTGCTATACCCTTTCTAACTATCCATTTATCGAACGCCTTTCTTGGTGGCATTTTAGTTGTATAAGAGTAGGGTGTGTTATATTTCTTTTTTGTACCGCTAACCCCTCTGTCTTGAAACTTACCGTAATCAGCCATATTAAACGCTAATGACGTTGTTTTAGCACTTTGTGATACTTCATACCCTAAACTATTATAAAGTTCTTTAGAAACGTTCTTTTTGCCTTTAGTTAAGTTGCTTCTACTTTGTTGAATAACGTATTTAGCAAACTTATTTAACTCGTCTCTTAAATATTTATCAGCTAACATATATCTATGTCGTTTTTAACAAACACATTAAACGTTGCAGACCACCCTGCTAAACGATTATCAAACCTTTCGTAAAATGGCTCAAGCGTTGCATCTCCGTCTAATTGGTATTGGTCATTATATAGCGTTCCTTTGCGTAATACCATTACTAATTTATTCAATACAGCGAGTTGTGTGTTTAGCACATCCTGTTCGTTGTTATTACCTCTGAATATATCAGTAGTAGCTTCTTTACTCTCATCTACTACATCCATTGCCAATACAGAGATATTAAACGTAAGCGTTTGTTCTTGTGTTGTAACGTTGTTTATGATAATATGACTTAAAGGAAATATACTTTGCTTTGCTAAATCAATGTCGTATATATCCCCTGTTGTAACGGTGTTCACATTTACATCGCCTAATAGTTGGTCTTTTATCGTTTCTGTTAGTAGGTAAAAACCTCTTATCCCTGTTTGGCTCATTCTATGCTATTTAAATTTACTTTTAATTTGTCTTGCTTCTAATTCGTTTTTCTCTTTAGTGTAGGTCAAGTATGTTAAACACTCGTGTACTCCTAATTTAGTGATATGTTCAAACTTTGTAACATCTCCGTTAGATAATGCATAGATTGAGTTGTACCACCCCCACTTGGCTGTGAAGTTAGATACTGCGCTAAAATCTGTTCGTTCTTGCTGTCCAAAGAGTTCATCATAGCTACTGATAAGTCCTTCCCTAAATTGTAAAAAAAAACAACAGCACCAAGTACAGCATCTAATGGAAAGTCTTTAGCTAATTCGCTTGTATTCGGGTCATACTCTTTAATCGTATATCTACTACCCTGTTTGTGTTCTATTGGTCTGTAAAGTACGTTAACCGCTCTATGTAAATTATCGTTATCCCCTATGAAAGTGTCAAGGTCTACATACTCCCCAAAAGACATATCCTCAAGACTTGGTATAAAACCGTAATTAGTACCGTTTAATTTAAAGCCATTTATGAGCTGATGCTTAACATCAAACATATTATTGATTATATCGCATATTTCAACTATGTCTGTGGCTCTCATATTCCTTACTACAACTTCAGGAACGTTACAAAATATCTCAATCATCTTAAGTTGCAAATCGCTATCTTTTAAGTCTTGTAGCTTTGCAAACTCTTGGTATTGTCCTAATGTAATCTCGTTTAAACTATTAGGTATTCTTAAATTAACTTTCATACCTATATATAAACGTTTTTAAATATTTTTAGGCATAAAAAAACCCCCACTATTTGTGAGGGTGTTTGTGTTTTAATTTTTAGTTATTGTTATTAATCCATTAAGTGATTAGGGTTATTTTCTAAACCGTAAACAGTGCCATTGTAGATGAAATATCTTTCTCTATGGTTTTGTTTATTGTGCATTTTAGCTAACTTCATTATTTGCTTTTCCATTTTGTTATATTCGCTATTACTTCTAGCTGAGCTTAATCTTGATTTTAAATCTTTTATTTGTTCTACGATTGTCATAATTGTTATTGTTTTTGTTCTCTACAAATATACAACATTATTTTAGTTATAAACAAATTTTAAACAAAAAACTTACGAAAATTTTACGAAAATTTTTTCCAACAGGTTAATGAACAATATACTTACCCCTATTAGGGTTTTGAAGTTGATACCCTACTGCATACCTAACCGCATCTATTAGGTGGTTGTATTTGTCTATTGGTGTGTTACTTTTGCGTTCTAACCAACGATAGTTATTCAGCTCTTTAATTAGGTTTGTACTATCAGGACTTACCACAAGGTCATAGTCTTGTAGTAATGATATCCCATACGTTACACTACCCTGTCCTTTAATTGATGGCTGTACGTTGCACCCCTTTGCTTTTATTTCTGTGATTAGTCTTGGCTCTGCACTATCGCCTATTATTAGACCGTTCCTTGCGTGTTTTATATTCAGTTCTGCTATTTGTGATGTGGTTAGTCTTGGCAAGTACACACACTCTTTTAGGTATATTGTTTTAGTGCTTGTGTCTATGTTTGTTTCAACAAGTGTTGTTGGGTCAGCTGCAAATCCGTAATCTTGTCCCCAAACGGATACACCCTTACGCTTAAATTCTCCTATTGTCCAATTATCAAATATAACACCCTCTGCTTTACTCAACCAAGCACCTAACATTTGATGCTTGTATTTTTCAGGTCTGCGTATTTTCATTTGTTCTATCTGCTCTATAAAACTATTAGATAGGTTTTTAATGTTGTCTAAATAGGTTGTGTGTATGTAGGTGGTGTTTTCTTTAGTCGTGTTGCTACCCTCTTGTATGCCTCTGTCCTCAAAGAAACGCTTATATATGAAATGTTCTTTTGTGCTTGGGTTTAGTATCAGGATAACTCTGTTTTGTAGTCCTTTTTCTCTTACCGACAAATCAATAGTGTCAAACTTCTGCTCGTCTGTTAGTTCTTCAGCTTCATCAACTACCCACGTTGTAATGCCTTGTAAGGATTTTAAGTTTGCGGTTTGGTCTCCGCTTGAAGTCTTTATACCTCTGAATATTATTTTGCTTCCTGTGTGTTTGTTTATTATTTCGTCTTTGGTTATATGAAAATGGGATGTAAACCCAAACAGTTCTAACTTCTCAATAAATTCAGGTATAATAGAAATGTATGCAGATGTTAAGGTGTACCTTGTAAATAATATTGTGTGGCCTGCTTCATAGGTTAGCATTACCAATATAGCGTTTATAGAAAATGACTTACCCGAACCACGACCACCACTAACTATATAATACCTACTATCTTGTTTTAGAATAGCTTTGTATTTCTCATCTATTTCTATCAAACAAACTTAATTAAGTCTTTAAAATTGATGTTTAAGCCCTCGCTTGAGTTTATATCCATACTTTCTTTTGGTTTACCGTATCGGTAATTAAAATACAGTTGTACCGCTCTCATATCGCCTTTCTTGACTAACTCCCCTAATTTGTCTATGGCTTCATCTTTGTCTATAATAGCATCTAAACGCTCTATTAATTTATGTTCATCTGCTTTGCTTGGTCGACCACCCTTATTACCTTTAGTACCTTTATTAAATCTTCTTTTGTCCATAATCAGTATTTAATTAGTTAACTGAACTTACCAATATATAAACAGAATTATATTTTTTTAGAATAACCTTTGTTGTGCTTTGTGTTGTTCTATTCTTTTATTTGCCATATCTACATATTTTGGCTCAATATCAAACCCTATAAAATCTCTATTTTCTTTTACGCTCATTGCACACTCTGTACCACTTCCTGCAAATGGTACTACAACTAAATCATTTTTACGGCTACAAGTTGTAATTAATATCCTCGTTAGTTTTTCAGGTTTTATTGTATCGTGGTCGTAATCGCTTGTTTCATAGTTTGGTAATCTTATTACATCTCCTAAATGTAAATAGTTGTTAAATGGTCTGCGTAGTTCTTCATATTCCTTGCGTAGTTCTTCATATTCCTTGTTCAAATAAGGTTTGCACCAAGTTTGTAACTTTTCATACATTTCTTTAGTTATCATTGTTGGCTCTGCTTTATCTAAACTCAAACAAGCAGAAGCAACACCACCACCATTTATTGCAGTTCCTAACGCTTCATTAACGTGCTTTAAAACAATTTTACCTTTTGATTTTGTTATTTCTGCCCTTATGTAATCTCGTATATGATAAACACATTGCGTTAAATTATACTGCTCATTACTATACATTAAAATCCTTTCAGTAAGTGGTGCAAAACTTCGCAAATCTTCGTTAAACCTTATTTGTTGTTTATGGTCGTTTGTATTTTCCCAAACTATACTATTTAATAAGTTAAAATGTTTATCAAATATTATTTGAGCGTATGCAATATTTTTAGCATCACCATACCATAAAAGCGTACCATTATCTGCTAAAATTCTTTTACATTCAACAGCCCATTTTTCAACGTCCGCCAAATAATCGTCAAAAGTTTTCCATATAAAATCAAAGTAACCCTTAACCTTGTAATAAGGTGGGTCTGCTATAATTAGATTTGCACACTTATTTGGCAAATCATTATTTAAAAAATCTTTTTTATATACTTTGTTTAGCATAGTATAGAGTTTTTAACAGGTCTGTTTAATGTAGTACCTTTTACTTCTTTTATTTCTTTTATTGTCCTCATTAGTAATTGTCATAGTAGTATCTGCTCTATCTGTTCTATCTGTTCTTCAGTAGCTTGTGGTATCTGTTGTAACACATACATTCTATTATCGCCTATTAGAGCTTTGTATGTTAGTTCTAAATCGGGGTTGTATCTTTTATGTTGTTCATAGGTGTTTAAGCTGTGTATTATAGAGGCGTGTGTTGTTTGGTAATCGTTCCTTGCGTATGCTCTTACTATTTCCATTAATCGCATCTTGCAGACTGTTGATAAATAGGTGTTTGCTAAACTACGCATTTCTATAACATCCCTACGTCTTGTTTGTTGGAATATATCTATGTTGGTTAAGCCTTTAATTATATCTCTTACTGTTTCTAATTTATTTGTGTTTTCCATATTAGTCTATCTTTGTAAATTCTACTTTCTGTTCTTCGTTAATCGTGTCTTGGTCTTTATAGTATTGGTCTATTAGAGCATCTATCATTACTAACTCGTCTATGGTGGCTGTTTTTATTTTGTCAAACAGACCGTCTAATTTGTTTAATACATTGGTGCAAAATTCAGGGTTATTGTAATAGACGGTATTAAAGCCCTCTTGGTAAACCTGTTCTAACAGTTTGTTAGTCTTACCTACTTGGTATTTTATGTTTTGTCTAAACGCTTTGCTACCTATCAACTCGTCATTAGCTTCTAATAGTAGTTGGGCTATTAGTACACTCTTTAGGTAGTTTAGGTGTTTGTCTGATATTACTTCGTCTATTTGTTTTTCTCTATCCATTTCTCTTGCTCGTTTCTTATGTATTCTATTTCACGTCTTAAATAATCTGCTGCTTTCTCAAGGTCTTTTAATTCGCTTTCTTTTTTACCTGCCCTGCAAATGTATTTAATTATGTTACCTCTGTTGAAGTTTAGGTTGTAGTCTTTGATAAAGTCTATAACATCATAGCCCTTACCATTCTCGTAGTGTAAGTATGTTGCTCTCATATTATTGCGTTATCTAATTGTTGTATAAGGTGTCGTATCTCGCTACGTTCAAACTTTCCTGTAACCTCTGCGTTATACGTCTTAAACGTTAGGTGGTACATATCTTTTTCAGCTTCGTGTTTGTTTTCTTTTTTTCCTAAATACTCTATTTTTAAATCAAATTTCATAGTTTTATAATTCTCCTGTTAAACAATAATTATCTAAATCAGCACCCTCTATAAAAAACTTATTATATAGGTCTAATGCTTTTTCTACTTTTTCCTCTCCCCTGTAGTAAAATTCTTCAGAGCAGTTAAATATACCAATATCTAACGACCCTTTGTCTAATGCTAAAAAGTAAAAGTCTTTGTGGGATAGGTTAAATAGATTACAGTATAAATAGCATTGTACATCGTACCCGTATTTATTAGCAGAGTAACTAAATCCCTTTATATCGGTTGTGGTCTTTAAATCTACTATCCTGTCTTTTGCAAGTA